CTCATATTTCCGGAAATTCCCTTACCGTGATTTTGAACGGTATTTGTGGTAGTTTGAATTTGAGATGTTATTTTTACAGTGAGCACATGCCACGTGATGGCGAATGCTTGTCATTTCGCGATTGTGTGAAATTGATAACGTATGGTGATGACAATATAGGATCTGTTCGGTCCGATATTAGTGATTTCACAATCAAGGGCGCTTCAGAATTTTTGGAAGCCCATGGACAAGTGTACACAATGCCTGATAAAGAGAGTGAGTTGGTGGATTTCTTACCACCAGAAGAATTTGAGTTTTTGAAAAGGGTGAGTGTTTTTCATCCAAAACTTGGTGTGCATGTTGGTGCTTTAGTGGACCAATCATGTTTTAAGAGTCTTCACTATTACTTGCGTGACAGGGACAGTGCAGATTCGGAGAGAGTGGCTTGCGCTAAAAACATAGACACTGCTTGTCGTGAATGGTTTAATCATGGCGAGCAGATATATGATATTAGGCGTAGGCAATTGATTGAAGTTGCAGAGCGTGCAGGTTTGAGGCACCTTTGCGAAGAATTGGATGTTAGTTACGACACACGTGTTGAAATGTGGCGTGACAAATATCTGTAAAAGTAGTTAGGCGATGTGCATGCCTATTGTAAAGGCACATAATACCCCGTTTCGCCGATGTGGGTTGCTGCTCCGCAGCTATAGTTGAATAGGCGCATGTGTATATGGTTACATGTAGTGAAAATGTTTTGTATGTTTTGTATTTTTGTTAGAATGCTTTGCACGTGAAAAATACCCTACAGAGAGGGTACCTGTATTTACAGGATGTGGGATTGGATCCCATATCAAAATGTGAGCCTCTGTAGGTTTAATCGGGCCTGCAGTTGTATTTAAATAGATTGGTAATTGTATTAAAGAAGTATGTTTAGAAAATAATTGTAAGAAATTAGTATGTATATTTGGTAAGGGTGAAATCAACGAAGTTGTATCACCCGACGCTCCCACCTCGTTTGGGCAAGCGGAAGACGCTATGCATCCCGGAGCTAGCGCAGTTCAACTTTCAATCCTTCATAGGATGGAAGATGAACTTAGGATCATAGAAAGTGACGCAGAAAGTGCGTGCACTATATTTGAACCACATTCCGGGACAACGGATGATAATATGATAATGAAAGTCATTGCTAATGAGACCCATCAAAATGTGGGGTTCTCTGATAGTGACGACCCCTATCTCTATTCAGTCAAAGGTAGTATGGATCCCACTCGCAGTTTACAAGACACTACGGGGGACGATTTGAGTTCTTTCTTTTCGCGTCCTCTTAAGATCTCGGAGACAGAGTGGGCAACCAATTCTTCTTTGAATGTTGTCATTGATCCTTGGACTTTGTTTATTAGTAACCCTCGAGTTGTAAATAGGATGACTAATTACAACTTATTAAGGGCTCGTATGAGAGTTAAAGTCATGATAAATGGGAATAGTTTTCATTATGGTAGGGCTTTGGCTCTGTATCATCCAATGCACACAAGAGACGATTTTACCACGTTGGGTTCCACTGCGTCTCTGGTGCAAGGCAGTCAAATGCCCCATGTATTTTTGGACCCAACAACATCAACTGGAGGAGAATTGTGTTTACCCTTTTTCTTTGAAAAGAACAATGTCAATTTGACATCATTGGAATATCAAAATTTGGGTAGAATTCACATTATTTCTTTAAATGATTTGAGACACGCAAATGGTGCCACCGACAAGGCGACAGTTTCTGTGTTTGCTTGGTTGGAAGAAGTTGAACTTAATATGCTCACTTCTCTTGATATTGCTGCCATTGTGCCTCAATCTGGTATGGAAGTTGATGAAGCAAACAGCAATGGTGTTATTTCTGGACCTGCGACGGCTATTTCCAAGATTTCCGCCACTTTATCTGAAGCACCATATATTGGTTCTTTTGCGATGGCTACGTCTAAGGTTGCTGGTGTTACAGCAGCTACCGCGAAACTTTTTGGCTATTCTAGACCACCCGTGACAAAGGATCCTGATCCGTACAAACCCACAGCTGTTTCATCTTTGGCGACAACAACTGTACCTGATGGTGCGGCTAAAATGACCATTGATGACAAGCAGGAATTGACGATTGATCCTACAATTTCAGGAATTGGACCAGGCGATCCTTTGAATATAAAACAGATCGCAAAAAGGGAGTCGTATCTTACCACCTTTGATTGGGATATTGGCGAGGCTCCCGAAACACTTTTGTGGAACACACGTGTTATGCCAACACTTTGGAGAACTGATGGCAATGCTGTTTATTTACCAGCGTGCGCAATGGCTGCTGTTCCTTTTACGTTTTGGACTGGAACGATGAAATTTCGATTTCAGATTGTCGCCTCTGCATTTCACAAGGGTAGGCTTAAAGTTGTTTATGATCCCAATTTCGTGTCGTCTAATGAGTATAACACGAATTATATGGAGATCATAGATATAGCCGAAAAGCAGGATTTCACTATTGAAGTTGGCAATGGTCAGCATCAATCCCTGCTTACCAGTAGCACTCCCCAGGGTACAACTATTACCACATATGGATCAGTTCCTATTGGATTGAGTGCTGTTGGTAATGGAGTTTTGAGCTTGTATATTGTTAATGAACTCACGACCCCAGATACAACAGCTCCACGGGATATTCAAGTTAATGTTTTCGTTTCTATGGGAGATGATTTTGAAGTTTTTGTTCCCAATGATCGCTTTGCACGTTATGAGTTCAAACCTCAATCAGGTTTTGAACCACAATCTGGTGGTGAAGATTCCAAGATGAATGATGCTCTGGTATCACATGCACCATCACCTCCACAGCAGGAAGGTGATACAGACATTGTTGGAGTTGGAGCTACTAATCACGAGCATCTGAATAAAGTTTTCACTGGTGAGGTGATTAAGTCATTTCGCCCTTTCTTGAAACGATATTCTTTGCATTCCATGTTGAACGCAACTTTCAATTCAGATAGGCGCGTGTTATATGGGAGACGTACGGCTTTTCCTTTCTTGAGAGGAAATGTTACTAGTGCAGTTCACACTACATCAGGAACTGCCCCGTACAATTATTGTAACACCATGTTGTTACATTGGGTCACCTTAGCCTTTTCGGGCTATAGGGGGTCCATTCGATGGAAGATATGTCCCATGAGTTTTATGGCCAATGATTCTCTACCTATTACACAGGTTCAAAGAGATTTATCAACTAGGTATTATCAGAATGGGCGTACAGCAGTTTTCACACCTACTACTGAAAGTCAAATGGCTTTTCAAGGTGCGATAGATACTTCACTATCACTTCCAGCGACAAATAAGCCACTTAGTGGGCCTAAAGGTATGGTTCTTACAAATGGGTACGTTAATCCTAATACAGAATTCGAAGTTCCGTTTTATAGTGATGATCGTTTTGTCCCTGGCAAGAGAGAGGATTACACCAGCAGTTTTGGAGATTATTCGTTGAATACGTTTGACTACAAAATTTTTATGCGCGGTAATAATGAGACGTATATTAATGCGTTTTGTGCAGCAGGGGAGGATTTCCAGGTCTATTTTTGGACAGGATTGCCGCCTTGAGGTTTCTGCCCTCGTGAACGAGTTGTGTGGGTAGTTGTGAATGTACGTCTGGGGATACCCCTGCCCATGAGGCCCGCCAAACGAGTCGCCATCTCTAGTTACTAGTCTGGAAGACTGAACTTTTA